CTTCGCACGCGACCGACGCCGTGAGGGTCACGGCGTACTGGTCCATGCGGGTGTAGATGTTCCGATCCTTCTCGACGCGGATATCGCGGCCGAGGCCGACGATGAAGTTCTCGAAGTGCGTCAGGAGGATCTGCGGCTGCGCGAGGAACGTCACCTTGACGGTGACGCCGTCGCCGATCGCGCCGCCCGCCTTGCGGTTGATCGTGCCCGCGACGAGGTCGACCTCGTAGTCGGTGTTCTCGACGAACTTCGCGGTCGGCGTCGAGCCGAGCGTCGTCGGGGTCACGACCACGTTCGAGATCGGCGCGTAGCGCAGGCTGACCTTGGTCGTGCCCGGGAGCGTGACGTGCTGGACCGTCGGCGGCTCGAAGGGCAGGAGGGGCACTTCGACGAGCGGGATCCCGAAGGGCGCGAGGCCCGAGTCGCCGCCGAGCGCCTTGTCGCCCTCGGTCGTCGCGCGGGCCGAGACGCGTTCGCGCCACAACTGCGCGAGGTCGCTCGGCACGAACCACCGCAGATCCTTGCGGTTGCGGCGGAACTTGGTGGGCATCTTGCGGATCATCGCCGAGAAGACGCTCGCGCCGATGTTCGCGCCGTTGGCGTTGAAGAGGTTGCCCGCGTCGGCCTTGCGCAGCCACCCGTCGAAGGTCGCGAGCAGCGGATCCTTGACGAAGAGCGTGTCGGATCCGCCGTCGACGACGTCGCCTTCGAGGGTCGCCTCGCCGAGCACGTCGCCGCGCAGGTAGAGGGTTTCGAGGTCGTTGGCGCCCTGCTTCGCCATCATCTTGACGATGAGATCCTTGACGTCGCCCTTCGCGCCGACGGCGAGTTCGGCGAAGCGATCCGAGATCTCGAAGGGGATCATGAACTCGCGGGTCGTGAGTTCGATCTTCGAGGTCGTGACGCCGCGCCGGGTGCCCGGGTCGGTCGCCTCGGTCGCGGGCAGCATGACGCGCTTCCCGACGCCGATCTTGTTGATCTCGCGCGTCTCGGCCTGCATCTTGATCACGCGGGCGTTGTTCGCGAGGCTCGTCTCGTCGACGATGTAGTCGAGGAACTTGTCGCTCTGCTCAGGCGACAGCTTGCCGGTCGTGGCGAGCGCGCCCGCCGCCGTGATCGCGGTTTCCTCCGCCATGGTCTCTGTCCTCCGATGGGCCGCCGCGTCGGCGGCCTGGGTCTGCAATCGATCGAGCAGGGTCAGGGCCTGCTGGGTGATGAGCTGTACGGTGTCGTCGGCCAGGTCGTCGAGCTGCACGGCGGCAACGCCGGTGCCGGCGATGGCCGGCGTGAATGTTCTCGTCACCTCGACGGGCTCGGCGTCCGTCCATTCGACGAGCGTGCCCTTCGTCCCCGGGATGTGATCGCAGCGCTCGGCGGGCGCGCCGTCCCAATCCCGCCCGCAGTCCGAGCAGAGCCGCTTGGTTGTGGCGTTCCCTGCCAGATGCACCGAGAAGCCCGGCGCTACGCCGGCCGCGAGTTCCCCGATCTGCTTTTCGCCCCACCAATCTTGATCGAGAACGAGCGCCGTGCCCTCGACGCGCGCGGCCTGGACGACGCCGATCACCTCGGGCTCGCCCTGGATCAGACTGGACAGGCTGCCCTCGTGGCGGCGATCCAGCACGGGCAGCCCCGGATACTGCCGGGCCACCGATTCGAGCGCCGGGCCCGAGAGCCGGAAGGGCTTGCGGGCATGGGCGGCGCGGTCGTAGACCTTAGCGCGCAGCCGTAGAGGGTTGGCCTGGCTGTAGCCGTTCGCGCGCAGCTTCTCCCGCGCAGCGTCGGAATCGATAGGCACGAACACGCCCGCCGCCGTCTGCAGCGTGAGCGGGGCGGCGAGTGCCTCTGACCTGATCCGCGGCATCCTGGCCATAGAGGCTGACAGGGATGTCGCGGCCTGTCAAGAGGGTATGTCTACGATGTCGTTGGGGTGGCTTCCGGCTCTGGCGCCGGCGTCATGGCCTGGCCATTATTCGAGGCCAGCGCAACGCGATCCACCCGCACGCCCAGGGCGCGCCGGAAGTCGATCACGTCGCGCTCGGAGATCTCGCCGAGGAGGTTCTTCTGCGCGAAGTCCGCCACCCGCTGCAACCGCGCGTCGTCCTCGAAGCCCGAGACCGTCACCGTGGGCCGCCGCGAGGTCCAGCCGTTGAGCAAGAAGAAGTCGGAGATCACCTGCTGCTCGATGTCGGCGCACAGCGACGAGCATACGCCGGTAAGCTGTCGCTGGCTCGCCAGCCGCATCTCGGAACCGACAGCGCGCGCGCCGAAGGCGGAGAAGCCCAGCTCGGAGAGAGTGTCGTCCAGCATCCGCGAAGCCTGGTGGTCGTAGTACTGGAGCCGCGGCGCGGGGTCCGGCGCCTGCGATCCACCGTGCTCGAACTTGTAGGCCCAGCCGAACGGGAGCCGAATGTAACTCTGCTCCCCTGATTGCCACGCCACGCCGATCGCGTCGATGCGGCTCCGGTCGTCGGCATCCGGCGATTCCGGTTCGGTGAAGACCAGCGTGCCCTCGCCCCATCGCTCGCGCGTGATGCGATCGGAGAGGATCTCTTGGCGCTTCGCCTCGTCGTAGGCCCACAGCGAACGGAGCGCGCTCTCCCCCTCCCAGTTCCGCCCCATGAACCGGCGGGCGAAATGCACGAGCTTGGCCCGCGGGATGAACACCCGGCCCCGCTCCGAGAGCTGGAGGATGCCCACCATGTCGCCGCCAGCGTCGAGCACCCAGCCCTGGACGGTCCACGGCGCGATCCAGACGAGGTCACGCAGGCTGTAGGTCCCGTCCACGAGCTTCCAGACCTTCTCGAACAGAGAAAAGCCGTACTGCACGCTGGATAGCGCCCGCCGGATGAAGGCGCCGAACCCGCCCGGCAGCTCGTCGACCGACGCCCGGATGTATTCGGCCTGGCGCGTTTCGTCTGCCGTCGCGGCCTCGGGATCGACGATCCGCCAGTCGAGCGAAGACGTGTAGTATTCCACCTTCGTCACGCCGGACGCGATGATCGGATTGCGCCGCTCCATGTCATTTGCGATGCCCGGATTCGGCCACAGGCCGCGCCACTTCCACGCGTAGAGCGCCTGGTTGGCCTCGCCGCTCGGCAGATCGTAGAGCGAGCCCGATCCCCCACGAGACCAGCGGCGATAGCCAGCTCCGGAGGTGATCACGAGGAGCTCGTCGGCAGTCAGCGGGCGAGAGGGGACCGGGCGACCGTAGGGATCGGGCGCGCTCACCCGGGTAGGATCGCACCATGGCGCGATCCGCGCAAGACCCCAGTCACAGCGGGGGGCGAGTATACGCTGTCGCTCGGCCACTTCGCCGCGCCGCACGTGCGGAGCGCGAGGGCGTAGGCGATGGGTAGGTCGTCGTGGGTCCCCGGCCCTGCCGCCACCTTGCCGTCATCGTGGACCTCGAGGCCGGAGAGCTCGGCGGCCAGGTAGGCGCTCCGGACGATCCGGGTCGGCGCCGGGCTCCGGGCCGATCCGTCCTCGTCCTGGCCCGGCCCTTCGACGGCACCGGCCAGGGCGTCGAGGAGGCGCGGTCTCGACGCGCCGGAGGTCACGAATCCGCACCGAGCGCCCTCGTCCCGCCATAGCCGGAGCTTCCGGTCCAGGAGCTCGGCGATCAACCCCTTGCCGCGGTTCCTCTCCACACAGATCAGGTGCCGCCGGCGGTCCCGGCACCCGATCTCCTCGAGCACCTCCGCCAGCCCGGCCGCGAACTCGCTGTCCAGGGCGCGGCCGTGGAGCTCGCCAATCTGATCTCCCCGCTCGTCGAGCAGCACCGCGGCCATCCGGTCCCGGCCGGTCTTGAGGGCGGTATCGACGCCGACGACGACGCGATCCGCCTGGGTCACCCACAGGGACACGGAATACAGCTCGCCCAGCCGGCGGCGGCGGACCGGATCGGAGCACCCGGCCGCCAGCCCCTCGAGGGCGCCCGCGTCGAGCCACGACTCGCCCGGCGTGTCGTAGGGCGTCTCGTCGTCC